GTTTATTGGTATGCAGCTTAAAAAGAATCTTACTGTAGATGAAGTCTCTGAAGAAGAACAGTATGCTGCATTCAATAAAGTTTTTGGTGATGAACGTCTGGTACTACTAGACCACCAAGGTTCTGTAAGTGATGAATCTTTAGTAGACAAAATGGAACGATTAGCTTTGATGGGTTGTAAGTACATTATCCTTGATCACATTACTATTGCCGTAAGTGAAGGTTCTAAGGGTAAAACAGGTAATGAAGCTGTTGATTCATTGATGTCTGACTTACTTAAACTGTGTAAGAAACACAACATCTGGTTGGGCGTTGTATCTCACCTACGTAAAGGTGAAAAGCCTTTCGAAGAGGGTCACTTACCTTCTATTGATGATATCAAAGGTTCTGGTTCTATTAAGCAGATCTCATTTGATATTATTGCTTTTGCTCGTAACATGATTGCCGAGACAGAGCAACTACGTAACACAATAAAGTTACGGGTACTTAAATCACGGTTCACTGGTAAGACTGGTGACTGTGGTAGTACCTCCTACGACTCTAAGACGGGTCGCTTAAAGAAAACTTCTCTTGTAGACTTTGACTAATGAAAAACATATACAAACCACATATATACTGGTATAGTCCTTGGTGGAGGTGCGTTAGACAAGACCCTTCAAAACAAGGGATTATTTTTGTTGGTGACGGTTGGACACCAAAACAAGCATATAATTACTGTGTCAACAACAACGGATAACAAATGAATCCACTACAATATCTTACTGAACGTGTATCGAAGATTGTTTTAAACTCAGATAAGATTCAGAATGAAGGTGCTCGTCTTCTGGCGCATCATTCAACTTGGGAGTATGATCTTGAACGATTTATTAACGAAGCATGGGACACACTACTTAAGTACTGTATCCGTAACAAAAATGCTACACACTCTGCATCAGTTAAACTCACCTTTGCATCTGATCTTATCGGTAAAAGAATTGCAAGAGGTATTGGAGCAGACGAAACAGACATCAAAACAACCCTGTCTTTGGGAGATCTTCTCCTTGAAACGTTCCTTCAAGACAGTCTAATTGATATCTTCAGAGAGTATGATGGTCGTAAGGCACCATATTTAGTTCGTATTGTTAATATGGACGATGACATTAAACCTACACTTATTGGTACTTCCTTTGAACCTCTGCTACCTATTGCTGGTCTATACAGTTCACTAACCAAAGAACCTTTTATTAAAGGATGGACCAATAGTAAGCTGTTCCATGAATACCTAGATAAGCCTTTTATTCAAGGCTTAGAGAGTCTTCGCCAACAACCTTGGCAGTTAAACCAACCTCTATTATCTGCCATGAAAGCGGTTAAGCCACCTGAAGTACTCGATTTGGTAGATGAACATGGTGAAATCCAGCTGTACAACATTCACCATGAGAACCTACACTTACCTAAGAAGCTTAAGCACCTTGATGGTACTAAGTTCATGGGTAAGAAAGATCCCAAGCTACAACGTATGCTAAGTAAATACTTTGAATACAATCAAGTAATTAAGAAGGCTGAGTTAGTAGGTAACAGAACATTCTATCAAGAGGTATCATGTGACTATCGTGGACGAGTGTATTACGCAGAATCCTTCCTTGAGTTTCAAGGCTCAGACTTGGCTCGTTCCCTCTTCTTATTTGCTAACAAGAAAAGAGTTACAGAACGTGGTTACTGGTGGATTAGTGTACATGCCGCAGCATGTTATAACAAGTCTTATAGCATTGCCGAACTTAAAGAACTGCAATGGCTTACCACAGACTACGCCACTTACCTTAAAGAAGAAGGTCTAGATACTATTTCTGTAGATAAAATGACACTGGATGATCGTGCTTTGTGGGTTAAGCATAACCTAGAATTTATTATTCAATCAGCTCGCTCTAAGTACATTGATCACAGTGCTGAAAAGCCTTACAGCTTCCTAGCTTGTTGTATTGAAATAGCTGCATATCATAAGTGTAAAATCTTAAGACAAGAATACATGTCAGGCTTTCCTATTCCTATTGATGGTAGTAATAACGGTTGGCAGCATCTGGCAGCTATGTCTAAAGATAAACAAGCAGGTACTTTAGTTTCCTTAGTGCCTACTCCTATCCAGAAAGACTTCTATGTAGCCGTAGCCAAAGAGCTTATCACTGTTACGCCTGAATGGTTTAATGAAAAGCAAATGCCCATGAAACATATCCGTAAAGGTATTGCCAAGCGTGGTTCTATGACCAGAGCTTATTCAGCAGGTAAACAACGTATTGCAAAGAACATGTACGATGACTGTCACATGGAAGGCTTTACGGTTAAGTATGGTATCAGTGAAAATGACTGTGATAACCTTGCCGGTAACCTCATTAAAGCTATTAACACTGTTTGTGCTGGTCCACTAAAGACTACTAAGTTCCTGCAGAAAATAGCTGAACATGAATTAAATTCTGGTCGTAACAATCTGACTTGGCATACTCCAAGTGGTTTTCCTGTAGTGTATAAGGCTAACCTACAACATGAAAGAAAGCAACGTGGCACTATTAAGGGTATTCAAGGTAACAAAGACGGTCGTGTTATGCACGTTGTTAAAGTTGATGTTATTAACAAAGAAACTAATGAACGTGTACCTTGTAGGCGTTCTTTTGCGTCTGGTATTAGTCCTAACGTTGTTCATTCCTATGATGCTGCTCACATGGCTAACACTATTACTGCTTTCAATGGCTCATTTGGTGCGGTTCACGACTCATTTAGTACCCATGCTGATGAGGTGGACTTTTTACAAGAAATAACTAAGATAACTTTCATTGCACAGTATGATGTAGAGAACTTCTTTGAAGTAATTAAAGACACACTGATGCTTAACAAAGAATCCTTTACTTTCAAACAGCCTGAGTTAGGTAACTTAGATTTATCCGAAGTAATTAATTCAAAATATTTCTTTTGCTGATGTAGCGAGAACAGCTGGTACCTAATACCTAACAATAAACACTAACAAGGAACAACAATGAATATTAAAATTGAATACATCCGTGATACTTTTCTTACAGACTATGCTGTAGATATGATCATGGATTTTTATTCTAAGGAAGGTGAGACTTCTCCGCAAGATGTATTTGCACGAGCAGCATGGGCGTGGAGCGTATACAAAGGTGTACGCGATGAAGACTTAGCACAACGTCTGTATGACTATGTGTCTAAAAAATGGTTTATGTTTGCGTCACCTGTGTTATCTAATGCACCTGTTGACGGACAGAAGGCTAAGGGCTTACCTATCAGTTGTTTCCTTACATATGTACCTGATACAGTTCAAGGTTTAATTGACCATAGTTCAGAGCTACGTTGGTTGTCTGTAATGGGTGGTGGTGTTGGCGGTCATTGGTCAGATGTACGTTCCGTATCTGATGTAGCTCCCGGGCCTATCCCATTCCTACATACCGTAGATGCTGATATGACTGCATACCGTCAAGGTAAAACAAGGAAAGGTTCTTATGCTGCTTACCTTAACATTGAGCATCCTGATATTCTTGAGTTCATTGGTCTACGTATTCCTACAGGAGATACTAACCGCAAATGTTTTAATCTACACAACGCTGTTAACATCTCGGACAAATTTATGGAAGCAGTTAAAACAGGTAGTAAGTACGAATTAATTGACCCTAAAATTGGTAATACAGGTGAGTTCTTAGATGCACGTACTGTATGGAGTAAACTACTTGAAACTCGTTTCCGTACAGGTGAACCATACCTAAACTTTATTGATACAGCTAACGAAGCTTTACCACCAGAACTTAAAGATAAAGGTTTGAAGATTCATGGTAGTAACTTGTGTAATGAAATTCACCTACCAACCTCTGATGATCGTACCGCTGTATGTTGTTTGTCTTCAGTTAACCTAGAATACTACGATGACTGGAAGAACACCCATATGGTTGAGGACTTAGTACGTATGCTTGATAACGTACTGGAATACTTTATTGAGAATGCACCAGATAGCTTATCAAGAGCTATCTACTCAGCTAAACATGAGCGATCTATTGGTTTAGGTGCTATGGGTTTCCATGAGTACCTAC